TTCTATGCGCCCGATGGTTCAATCGTCATCATGGCGACCAACCTAGCGAACGAGGGTCTGGGCGATATGTTGCAAGCTCACCTTGGCAACCGACTTATCAAAGTCAAGATGCGCAAGGCTACCAAAGAGGAGTACTTCAACGACTTCGCCATACCCAACGGCATGAACGCTATGCTGATGGCGTGTCTCGATGAGCACCCCGAGGTGTTCGACTCGTTCTTGGACTACGAGGAAGGCGGCAAGTTTCACGGCGTCAACTTGGAGAAAGACAACCCGTCGATCTTCAACCCTCATGCGCTGACACCTCAGACTGCTTACGCTTCGCTTCGTTCGTTGCATGCGGCGTCTGACATTCTCGATGCGTACGAGCTTGGTGCGTTCGATGACAAGACGCTTGAGTCAGCACTGGCTGGCACGGTGGGTGAAGTTTACGCCGCCAAGATTCTGTCTTACATCAAGTTCGGTCAGCAGTTGCCAAGCCTTAGTTCCATCAAGGCCAACCCCAACACCGCTGACTTACCACGCAACAAGATTGCTCAGCAGGTTCTCGTACTCAAGATGATTGGGCAGACACGTGACCGTGATGAGGCGCAAGCCTACGTCACTTACGTCAACCGCTTGGAGCCTGAGCTTCAGAGTCTCTTTGTTCGACGGGTGTCAGAGACTTCTACTGCTCAGTACTTTCTTACCATCGCCGAGTACGCAAAGATGCTTGCCGACAATCGCATCTATTTCAAAGTTTGATTAACAAAACAAAGGAGAATCAATCATGGCTAAAACACAAGCTCAATCAACGTGGGACTTGATGACCCCACGCCAGCGCATCGCCGCTGTCACCATCGACATAATGGATCACATCGACTTCAGCGTCATGTGCGGCATCGTCACAATGGGTCAGACTCACGTTGTGACTGATCTACCAACAGCAGGTACCAATGGCCTTGACGAGTACTACGGTGCTGACTTTGTAATGTCACTCACTCGTAAGCAGTTACGCTTCGTCAAGCTACACGAGGGCGGTCACAAAGCCTTGGGTCATTGCACCGACTACATGGACATTTGCAAGAAGTACCCTGACCTTTCCAACGTGGCGATGGACTATGTTGTCAATGCGTTCATTGAACAGACTGACCCCGAACACAAGTTCATTGAGTACCCCGATGACCCCGAGCCATTGCTCGACCCCAAGTATTACAACCGCTCGTTCGTTGACGTACTGCAAGACTTACTCCGCACTATGCCGCCGCCTCCCCCTGGTGGTAATGGCAAGAAAGAAGGTAGCGGTGGTGGTGATGACGAGGCGTCTGGCAACGGACTACCCAAGACGCTTGACAAACACATGCAAGCCTCAGAAGGCACCGACAAAGAGGCGGTGTCTAAGCAAGTGCGTGAAGCGTTGATCCACGGCGAGATGGTGCAGAAGCGTATCGCTCGTAACGCTGGTAGAACGTCTGCCAACAATCCGCTGTCTGGTCTTGCGCACAAGCGCAACACAAACTGGCGTGAGGCGTTGCGTAGCTGGGTTCAGGAAATCTGCGCTGGCGATGAGCACTCTCGCTTCAACCCGCCCAACCGTAGGTTGTTACCACTTGGCATACTCATGCCGTCACACTTCGACGTTGCTGTTGACGAGTTGCATATTTACTGCGACACCTCTGGCTCCATGCATGGTGACTATCCAGTAGTGTTCGGTGAGATCGCCAACATCTGTCAGCAAGCCAACCCCAAACTTGTTCGCATCGTTTGGTGGGACTCAGAGGTGTGCGGTGAGCAGACGTTCAAAGAAGGTGAGTACGCTCAGATCGCTACGCAACTCGCACCTCAGGGTGGTGGTGGCACTTCGCCTCAATGTGTCATCGACTACGTTCAATCTAAACAATACAAACCGGCAGGTGCTATCTGGTTGACTGACGGTTATCTCGACGCTTGCCCCACACCTGCGTGTGGCAACGAACTGTGGGGCGTTGTTAACAACGACCACTTCAAACCTGCGCATGGCAAAACCTTGCGTATTTATTCTTAATCAAAAAGGAGATTCACCATGAAAGCATACACAGACCGACTCGCCGCCGTTCTTGCTGACTTGAAAGCAACCAATGCAGACGACCATCAGCTTCCCTTATTCCCCGATCACACCGAGGCAAAGGTAACGCCAAAGGCCGAGCCAAAGAAATTGAACAGGGGTAAGTTACCAAGCAAGAGGTCACGTGCTCGTGTGCCGCTCAACCTGCGCACAGTAGAAGGCTCGTTGCTTATTCTTCGCAACCTTGGTTTCAACTACATCGTAGAAAGTCAAGACGGTACCATGAGCTATAAGCATGGCTTGGTGACTTCAATCAAAGCTGTGGAGCCTGCTAAAAAGAAAAAGGCTACCTATGCAGACAAGCCTCGTGGGTACTTGCGTGAGTACGTTAGACCTCAAATGAAAGACCTGAAGGTCAATGAGCTACTTGAAATATCAAGCGCTCACCCTGACGGCACTAAGATCAATCTGTATTCGTTGCAGTCGGCGGTGTGTAACGCCGGTTACGCACTTTGGGGCGCTGGTTCTGTCACTACCTCTATGAACCCCAAGACTAAAAACGTAGAAGTTTTGCGTTTGTATTAATAATAAGAAAGGAGAATCATCATGGCACGATTTAATATCGACACGTGCGCTATGCTCGTTGAGTTCAGCGCACCACAGTGGACGGCTCGCCGTCTTGACCGCAACACATCTGACGAAGTTGTTATGCGTAAGGGTGCGGCGGCTAAAGATGCGGCTCGTGTTAACAAGCACCTGCTTGCAGGGCGTAACGAGTTAGAGGTTATCAACAAGAAGGTTAACGCCGCACGTACCTATGTGTACGAGAACACGTTGCCTTGGTCTGACTCTGGCGTTCGCTTGCTACCAACTAAGCGCTTCACCGAGTTTAACGAGCGCATGATGGCGTTTGAGCAGGAGTTTGTTGAACTCGTCAATGAGTTCGTTGCGGTCTACCCATCGTTGATTACAGCGCAAGCTATGGCCTTGGGTGATATGTTCAACCGTAGCGAGTACCCCGAGCCACACACCATCGCTCGTAAGTTTGCCTTTCACCTTAACTATATGCCTGTGCCTAAGGCTGGTGACTTCAGGATTGATGTGGGTAACGAAGCGCAAGCTGAGCTTCAGGAGAAGCTAGCTAAGATGGCTGACGCTCGTGTCGAGGCGGCAATGCAAGACGCACGTGATCGACTCAAGGCGCACCTTGACCGCATGATGAAACAGCTTCACGTTGAGGTTGACGCTGATGGCAAAGCGAAGAAAGGTAAACTGTACGACTCGCTCATCGACGGTGGCATGGAGTTGTGCGACTTGCTTGAGAGCTTGAATATCACCAACGACCCAGACATTGAAGAAGCACGTAGGCAACTGCGTTCGGTTCTCAGTACCGTGGACATTGTTGATCTTCGCAAGCACCCCAGCGCTCGTGTCGAGATTCGTACTCAGGTTGCTGAGATCGCTGACAAATTTAATTTCTAAGGAGTGTTTATGAGGCCAATCTACGTACACCAGCTTCACCAAGACTTTGGCATGGAGATGGGTGCTGATTGCGTGCTCGATGTTCTGAGTGATTTCCGTGGGCCTACGCCCACGGAGTCTCTTGTTCGTGAGTGCCACAAAGATAAGATTTCTGCACCAGCTACTACGTACAAGAAGTTATCTGTACTAAAAGCCAAAGGGTTTGTGCGTGAGCACAAGCACCCTGAAGATCGTGACCAACGCAAGACTTGGATTGAAATTACCGACAAGGGTCTTGAGTACTTAACCGCTTGGGAAGGAGACACTTATGAAATGCCTAAGATGCAATCACAAGACTGAAGTTCTTGAAACGAGAGTCATTGACGAGCAACCTCGATGGATCAAGCGGCGCAGACAATGCAGGTCATGCGCCTATTTGATATGGACTGTCGAGATGCCTGCCGAAGATGTTGTCATTCCAGAGGAAGGAGTGCAGATCACATGAAAGAGGAAGTGACTATCGACCAAGTTGCGGCTTTCCTACAGGTCAATCGTAAGAGTGCCATTCAACGTATGTCTCGACTTGTTAAGAAAAACCGAGCGGCTAAGCTGAACTACCCCAAGCCTGGGATGCCGTCGAAGTTTTTAATTAACATGCCGTTGGAAGAACTACTCAAGACGCAGAAGTATGCGAAGCCGAAGATGAACCCACACGTTGATTGGGGTAAGTTTTGTAGCAACCCATTTAATTTAGGAGGTGCGAAATGAAGCATAAAGAACTTGAACTTGGAATTACTTTGCGAGATGAAGGCACCAAAAAGGCTCTTGAAAATGCTGGTGCAAATTGGCATGAGGTAGCAATTACCTTGGCTGTTAAATACTTTAAGACCGTAGGAGTAAACGGTGCTTTGTTTGAAGATGTAAGAAAATATGCGGTTACTTGCGGGTTACGTGCGCCGCCATCTCCAAACGCTTGGGGCGCGGTCGCTCTTGACATGAGCAAGAAAAAAATGATTATTAGAACCGGCGATTTTCTTCCAAGTAAAGATAGTAGGAGTCATGCCCGTTCTCAACCTGTTTGGCGTTTGACAAAACAATATAGGTAAAAGGAGAACGTATGAACGAAAAACAAATTGTTAATTGGCTACTAGGCTTTACGATGGGCATGTTGACGGTGCTATCTTACGAGAAGCTAATGAGTGAACCTTTGGTCATCTATGACAGCGAAGCGACACGTGCTGATGAACTCATAAGCATCTACAAACGTGGGGTCAAAGACGCACTAAAAACTAACCCTGTATCGTTCCAGTTGGAGCAAACGTGCTTAGAAGTTTGGGCTAACAAGCAACCTGCGGAGGCGAAATGAGCGCACGTGATAAGCAAGTCGGTGGTAAGCACTACAAACGCATGGGTATTGAGCCGTGGGACGTTATTGATACGTGGCCTAAGCAACAGCGCATCGGTGCGTATCGAGCCGGTGGGTTAAAGTACATCATGCGTATGGGTACGAAAGACGAAGCCCCCCAAGAAATTGGTAAGGGTAAACACTATCTTGAAAAACTATTGGAGGTGTTAAATGAAAGAATCGCAACTGAAGGATCCGGGCCAAGCAGTAGTCGATCTAAAAAGAGCAAGCGCAAGGCTACAAGAGATATGCGCAAACGCAAGAGTAAGTCAAAGTGAACTCTACGAAGTAACTGAACTGAGCAAGCTAACAGTAAGAGCATCAAGCGCCATACTTGTGTGGGCGGAAGGAGTTGTTGATGGCACTCGTTGACGAACAAGAACTTGACTTACAACTAGGAGAAGCGCGTGAACAAATTAAAAATCTCAGGCAAGAAATTGCCAAACACAAAAGACGAATCGCACATTTGGAAACAAGCCTCGAAACTATTCGGGCTACATGCGCACTCGGACTTCAACCAGAAAACGAAGAGGAAACCAAACAGGCTGAAAACTTTGTCTGGTCTAGGTGAGGCATTACTGTGACGCCTGAAGCAAAAGTAAAAAAGAAAGTTAAAGGCATACTCGATGAGTTAGGCGCCTATCACTTCTTCCCCCTGATGGGGGGCTTTGGTCGTGCTGGTGTGCCTGACATCATTGGGTGTTACAACGGCTGTTTCTTTGCGATTGAATGTAAAGCAGGTAGCAATAAGACAACAGCCCTACAAGATCGTGAGCTTGAAAAGATTCGCAAAGCTGGCGGGGTAGCAATAATTGTTAACGAGGAGAATCTTGAATATGTCAAAGCCGCCATACAAGCGCATACTGGTAGTTGACTTTGAGACTAGGTGGGATCGCAAGGGGTACACACTATCGAAGCTGACAACTGAGCAGTACATTCGCAACAACGAGTTCAAAGCGTTCGGTGCGTGCTTCAAAGACTACGGCGTTGATAACACCGAGTGGGTAACGCACGATAGGTTACAGGCGTACGTCGATAGTATTGACTGGTCAGAGACTGCGGTGCTTGCGCACAATGCCCAGTTCGATGTGGCGATACTGTCATGGGTGTACGGTGTCAAGCCGTGCTTCGTGTTTGACTCGCTGTCCATGGCTCGTGCCCTGCGTGGTGTAGATGCGGGCAACGGCTTAGCACAACTGGCTAATGAGTTTGGGCTACCGCCCAAAGGTAACGCAGTTCACAGCACAGACGGTCTGATCGAGTTACCGCCAGAGGTAGAGAAAGAATTAGCTGACTACTGTAAGCACGATACGTTCCTGTGCGAGGAAGTCTTTAAGCGGCTGATAAATGGTTACCCTGCCAAAGAGCTACGGCTCATCGACATGACGCTGAAGATGTTTATTAACCCTGTGCTGGTGCTTGACAAGGAGATACTAAGTGAGGCAATCGAAGAGGAAAGAACAAAGCGCCATGCGCTACTTAGCAAACTTGGTATCGAGGAGACAGCCCTTGCAAGTAACCAGCAGTTTGCTGATGTCTTACAGTCAATGGGTGTCAAGCCGCCAACCAAGATCAGCAAAACAACAGGCCGCGAAACGCTTGCTCTCGCAAAGAATGACGCTCTTTTCCAAGCACTACTCAACAGCGGCAATGAAGATGTGGAACTCTTATGCGAAGCGAGACTCGCCGTTAAGTCAACGCTGGAGCGTACACGGGCGCAGAGATTCCTTGACATCGCTGGTCGAGGAAACCTCCCAGTTCCACTTAACTATTATGGCGCACACACCGGTCGATGGTCAGCAAGTAAGGGTTCTGGTCTTAACCTACAGAACTTAAAGCGTGGGTCGTTCTTACGCAAGTCAATTCAAGCGCCTGATGGCTACACACTAATCGTCTGTGACTTGTCGCAGATTGAGCCTCGTGTGTTGGCGTGGCTGGCTGACTACGATGCTCTGCTAAATATCTTCAGTTCAGGGCAGGATCCCTACGCTCAGTTTGGTGCGCAGATGTTCGGCATACCAGATCTAAGCAAAGAGTCACACCCAGACCTCAGACAGTCTGCCAAGTCTGCTCTGCTGGGCGCAGGCTACGGCATGGGGTGGGCCTCGTTCGCCGCACAGTTACTGACTGGCTTTCTGGGTGCGCCGCCTACACGCTACGACAAAGCGTTTGCCAAACAGCTTGGCATAACCTCAGACTACATCGGCACGTTCTTGGAGTGGGAAGATAATGTCAAACGTCTTAATGAGATACCCCACACCTGTACTGAGAATGAGTTACTGATACACGCTGTATCTGCCAAAAAGATTATTGACAAGTACCGAGCCGCCGCTGAGCCGGTCACCCAGTTCTGGCATCTGTGCCAAGAGCTTATACAGAAAGCGCTGGCAGAAGGGCGCTCGTATCACCACAAGTGCCTGCAATTTGAAAAAGAAAAAATCATATTGCCAAACCAGATGGCTTTGAGGTATCCTTCGTTAAAAGGAAATGCCGACGCTAAGGGTCGGTTGCAGTGGGCCTACGGGTCAGATGGTAAGAAGTTGTACGGTGGGAAACTGACTGAAAACATTGTTCAGGCAGTAGCTCGTTGCGTCATGACTGACGGTATGTTGCGGATACAAGAACGGTATCCGTGCGTATTGACTGTTCATGACGAAGTAGTGTGCCTCGTACCTGAGGCACAGCAAGAGGACGCTAAAACTTGGGTTTTAGCGCAGATGGTAATGGAGCCGAAGTATATGCCGAAGATTCCACTTGAGGCTGAGATCGACTCCGCTAAACGATATGGAGATGCAAAGTGAAACTACCGAGGAGAATCACAATTGGTAAAAAGAAGTATGACGTTGTCGTTGCTGACTACGGCCCGCATAAGGGTTGTATGGGTGGCGTGTCATACGACAGCAAACTAATCCACATTGGCACACGCAGTTGGTACAGTAACAGGCGATTCAAAACTGAAGAAGTGGCTGACACGTTTTGGCATGAGGTGACTCACGCCATACTCCAAGACATGAACCACAAGCTTGAAGCTGACGAGAAGTTTGTTACAGCGTTCGCCAACCGCCTAACCAAAGTGATAACCAAAGCGGAGTTCTGATGACAGAGCATAAGATCAAATGGTCACACAGTAGCCTCAAAGATTACGAGGGCTGTGCGAGGCGGTACCACGAGGTAAAGGTATTGAACAACTACCCTTTCCAAGAGACTGAGCACACGCGGTACGGTAAAGACGTTCACGCCGCCGCTGAAGCGTACGTCAAAGACGGCACCCCTCTACCCCCTGAGTACGAGTTCATGAAGCCTATCGTCGATGCGTTGATGGCTAAGCCTGGGCGTAAGTACCCTGAGCACGAGATGGGGCTGACCATTGATCTTAAGCCTTGTGGTTTTAAGTCTGACGATGTTTGGGTGCGTGGTATTGCTGACCTGTTGATAGTAGACGACGACAACCTTACGGGCTGGATCGTTGATTACAAGACCGGCAATAACAAATACCCAGACACCGATCAGCTTGTGCTCATGTCGCTCATGACCTTTGCCCACTTCCCGCACCTACGCCAAGTTAAGTCGGCGCTTCTTTTCGTAGTAAAAAATTCTATTGTCAAGTATCAAATGGGGGTGGAAGATATTGAACCTGCGTGGTGGCAATATCGTCAACGGGTGTCAAAGCTTTCTTCCTCTTTTGAACACAACGTCTGGAACCCTACGCAAAGCGCATTGTGCAACTGGTGCCCAGTACGCACATGTGAACTTCACCCAAAACACTAGGAGCAAGTCATGGCACGTGATTACAAAAAAGAATACCAACGAGATTTAGAAACAGGAAAGTCTGGCCCGAGTAGCGCACAGCACGAGCGGCAACGTGCTCGACGCATGCTTGATAAAACCGGCGTAGACAAAAACAAAAACGGCAAAGCCGACAAACGTGAAGGCAAAGACATTGACCACATCAAGCCGATACGCAAGGGCGGTAAGTCGGTGCGTGGCAACCTACGTATTCGTAGCAAGTCAGCCAACCAAGGCGATAACGGTAAGTGAATCTAATCGAGCCGTCAGCTTTAGCAGATGTCTGGTACTTACGCTACCAGCACTCTTGGGTGCGGCTTGATTCTTTACCACAAGAACTACGTTGTAT